CTCGGCTAGCAGTTCCTCCAGCCGGTCGAACTTGTGGCCGCTGAACCAGACCGGCTCTGGCGTGTAAACAAACCCTGCGGCCATCTGCGAGAGCTTTTGCGTCACTACGGCGGCGTTGATTGCCACTGCAGTCGCATCCGGAAAGCGCGTCACAAAGTCCTTCTTCATGTCCTCGTACGGCTTGCGGTCGGGCAGGTCCATCCGCACCTCGACCGTGTGCAGCGGCGGCAGCTTGTCCTTGTACTCGCCTGGCTCCAGCACGAAGGTGGCCGGCTTGATCCGGGCCATGACCTGCTCCAGCGCGCCGGGGCGCGGCTGCCAGTCGTTGTAGTCCTTGTTGACCAAGTAGAAGTACTGCTGCTGAAACGCGCCCTTGCTGCGGCCAAGCAGCTTCTGGTCGATGATTTTGCACTGCCCGAACACGTCCTCCAAGCCGTTGCTGGTGAAGCTGCCGGTCAGCCCCCAGCGGATCGAGCACTTGAGCGCCTTAGTCAGCGCCTTGAACCTGGCGCCGCTTGGGTTCTTCAAGCGCGTCAGCTCATCGAACACCACGCCGTCGAAGATGTCAAGGTTTAGTTCCGACAGCCACTGAAGGTTGTCGTAGTTAACGACCATCACTTGAGTGTCGGCTGCGTAGGCCATCAGGCGCTCGCGTGGCGTGCCGACGCAGATGGACATACTCATGTAAGGCGCCCACTTAGGCTGCTCCTGCGGCCAGACGCTGGTGGCAACGCGCAGGGGCGCGACGACAAGCCAACGCTTGACGTGGCCCTCGTACAGCATGTCGTACATGGCCGTCAGCGTAATGGCTGTCTTGCCCGCACCGACTGGCGCCAAGATCATGGCGCGGTCGTGCTCGTACAGGAAGTCAGCCGCCTGTTCTTGATACGGACGCAATGAAAGCATCAACGTGCTCCTTTGACCATAGACAAGCGTAGTTCTGGCGCAGCCGCGCCATGTCAGACTGAAAGATTTTTTGCAATTCAGACAGCCGACCGCCCGACGCCTTCAACTCGACGAACCAAGTGCTGCCGTCGGGCAGGCAGACGACGCGGTCGGCCACGCCTCGATGCGCCGGGCTGGTGAACTTGTACGCCATGCCGCCAAGAGCCTTGACCTTAGCAACGAAGTGCTTCTCGATGGTTGACTCTCTCATTTTCTGTTGGGGCACTTTCTGCCCTGGTCACAGTCGTGGTTGCATGGTGGGCAAGCAAACTGAGGCCAGTCATCGAACAACGGCATATGGTCTTGTTCCTTAATTGGCGGCTGGCCGGGCTTGTCGAGTGGGTTGGGGAAGGGCGGGAACGGCCAAGTCATGCGATCACCTCTTGCAGTGCAGCAATCAGTTCTTGCGCCTGCTCGCGGGTCAAGATCGTGCTGGCGCGGCCGCGCTCAATGCTGATGGTCAGCCACACGGCGTCTCCGTGCTCGTCTACCAAGATAGCTTCGGCGGGCAGTGTGCGGATGTAGTGTTCCATAGTGGACTCCAGTTGATTGATTGGGCCGCCATCATAGCGGGTCAAAAACTTTTGTGCAACTACTTTTTTTCGTGCTATGATGCAGTCCTCATCAATCAACTGGAGTACAGACATGACAGACATACCAGCGTTCCCGCACACCATCGAGCACTTACACGAGCCGAAAACGACAGGCATGACCTTGCGCGACTACTTCGCGGCTAAGGCGATGCCATCTGCATTAGTTAATGCAACACTGCCACCAGAACATTGGCCTAAGACTTTGCCCCTAATTGCAGATTTTTCCTACAAAATGGCTGATGCCATGCTGAAAGCCCGCAATGCAGCACAGTAACATCGTCGGCGGTAGCACCGCCAAGCGCGTCATCATGTGCCCTGGTAGCGTCAAGCTGGTGCAGAAGATGCCCCCGCAGCCGTCCAGCGTCCATGCTGATCGCGGCACTATGCTGCATGACGTCATCAGCCGCATCTTGCTCGATCAGGGCGTCGTCATCGGCCAGTTCAAGTACAAGGATCAACTGCTCACACAGGAGCTATATGATGAGAAGATTACGCCTGCCTTGGACGCGCTCGACGAGATCGATCCCCACGGTGACTTGGTATACGAGGTGGAAACACGTGTTGGCTTCGGCGATCTTCTGCCTGGAGTGTTTGGTAGCACTGATCTTGTTGGGCGTATTGGTCAGCGTGCTGTGGTCCTTGATTGGAAGTTTGGTGACGGTGTTGTTGTCGATGCTGTAGAGAACGCGCAACTGATGTTCTACGCCGCAGCGGCCATGCGTACCGATGACTTGAAGTGGGCCTTCGACGGCGCTGACGAGATTGAGTGCGTCATCGTTCAGCCACCAGCGGTCAGGCGCTGGGTGACGACCAAGGAGCGCATCAAGCAATTTGAGCACGAGCTAGTGTCTGCGGTCAAGACCGCGCTGCAAGACGACGCGCCGCTGGCGCAGGGCGAGCACTGCCGCTGGTGCGCGGCCAAGCCGATCTGCCCGCAGATGACCGGCGCTGTGGACCGCGCGATCAAGCAGCAGATCATCAACATGGATGTTGACACGCTGGCAAAGCATCTGCATACTGCCGACCTCTTGGAAGATTGGATTAAAGATTTGCGTGCGCTTGCTTTTGGGCTGCTTGAGAAGGGCGCTGATGTGCCTGGCTACAAGATAGTCCAGAAGCAAGCGCGGCGAAAGTGGACCGATGAGAACAAAGCCAAAGAGGCGTTGCTGTCAATCGGTCTGAAAGAATCTGTCGTCGTCGAGACTTCGATCATGTCCCCGGCGCAGGCCGAGAAGGCGCTCAAAAAGCGCTTTAGCGAACTGCCCGAGGACTTGATCAAGTCCGAGTCGTCAGGTACGACGCTCGCCCCGGTGGATGATCCCCGGCCAGCGGTGCAGTCGTTCATCGGGCTGTCAAAAGCCCTTTCTAAACTCTGAAAGATAGTTATGTCAAATTTAGTCAAGTTCTCCGGCGCTAACCTGCCTTCCGTCACTTCCCTCTCGACCGCGCTGCGTAGCATCGCCACCGACGTCAGTGCCGTGTCTACGTCCATCATCAAGATGGACCGGACCGGCCACTGGGTTTTTGGCGCTGACCAGACCGAGGCCGAGTCTGACTCGACCTGGGCGGTCAACCCCTTCTCCTTCGTCCACGGCTTCATTGCTTGGGGCGACGGCGAGGTGTTGGCCGAGAAGCTGGTGTCTGTCACTGAGCCCCTGCCTGAGCTAGAAGCAGCGCCTCCTGGCGCGAAGAAGGGCTGGGAGCCGCAGACGGGCCTGAGCCTGAAGTGCATTTCTGGCGAAGACGCCGGCATGGAAGCGCGGTTCACCACGACCAGCGTCGGCGGCCGCAAGGCTGTGCAGGCTCTGGCTGTGGAGATCGCCACGCAAGTGGAGAAGGACCAGTCCAAGCCGGTGCCTGTCGTCAAGCTGGGCAAGGACCACTACACCCACAAGAGCTATGGCCGTATCTATACGCCCGTGTTCGAGGTCGTGGAGTGGGTCAGCATGACTGGCGAGGCTGAGGCCGAGCCGGCTGCTGAGGCAGCGCCTGCTGCTGGCCGTCGTCGTCGTGCGGCCTGATTGAGAGCGGGGGCTTCGGCCCCTGCTTTTTTATGATCCTCTGGATCGACTTCGAGACGCGCAGCCGGGTTGACCTTGGCAGCAAAGGCGTCTACAACTACGCGCAGGACATGAGCACCGAAGTGCTGTGCATGTCCTACGCCTTCGACGATGATGAGGTCCAGACGTGGGTGCCGGGGCAACCAATCCCCAAGCGCATCTACGCCCACAAGGGCCCTATCTACGCCCACAACGCCGCTTTCGAGCGGCTGATCTTCTGGTACGTCTTGCAAGTACCGTTCAAGCTGGAGCAGTTCTACTGCACTGCCACGCAGGCCAGAGCCAACTGCGCGCCTGGCTCACTGGACGACGTGGGGCGCTTCGCCAGCGTCAGCATGAAGAAGGACCACCGGGGCGCGCAACTGATCCGGCTGCTGTCGATCCCGCAGGCCGACGGCAACTTCCGCGAGGACGCCGGCCTGATGGCCGAGATGATTGCTTATTGCGAGCAGGACGTGCGGGCCATGCGCGAGATCAGCAAGGCCATGCGGCCCCTCACTGAGTCAGAATTAATGGACTACTACGTCAACGAGCGCATCAACGACCGAGGCGTGCTGGTGGACGTGCCGCTTGCCAAGGCTGCGATGCGCTACGCTCACGACGAGCTGGTCGAGATCGAAGAGCGCGTGGCAGAGCTGACCGACGGCGAGATCACCAGCGTGCGCTCGCCCAAGATGCGCGAATGGGTGCTTGAGCGCGTGGGTGATGAGGCCAAGAAGCTGATGCTGGTCAAGGACAAATATTCGATTGATAAGACTGTGCGAGCGAACCTGCTCGCGATGGAGAACCCCGATGAGATACCGAGCGCTGTTGCCGAGGTTATACAGTGCGCCGACGACCTATGGGCGTCGTCAGTTGCGAAGTTCAGCCGCATGGCAGACCTGGCAGACGACGAGGATTGCCGAGTCCGTGGCGCTTTTGTCTTCGCTGGGGGTGCCGCCACTGGTCGTGCATCGAGCTATGGACTCCAAGTGCATAATTTCACTCGCAAGTGCGCTAAAGAACCTGATGCAGTACGACAGGCTATGGTCAGAGGACATAACATTGTCCCTGCCTACGGAAAACGAGTCACAGATGTTCTGCGGGGAATGCTCAGGCCCGCACTGATCCCCGCCAAGGGCAAACACTTCGTCGTCGCCGACTGGTCGGCCATCGAGGGCCGCGTCAACCCGTGGCTGGCTGCGAGCGCTTTCGGCGAGGCCAAGCTGGACGTGTTCCGCAAGAAGCTGGACCCATACAAGGTCAACGCCGCAGCGACCTACAGCGTGGCCTATGAGGCCGTCACTGGCGAGCAGCGCCAAGTCGGCAAGGTGCAAGAGTTGGCCCTAGGATTTGCCGGCGGCGTGGGCGCCTTCGCTGCGATGGGCCGGGCCTATGGCGTTCACTTCGAGGAGGCGCAGGCCCGCAGGATCGTCGAGGCGTGGCGCAGGGCTAACCCGTGGTCTGTGCGCTTCTGGCAGGACTTGGAAGAAGCCTACACCCGCGCCATGCGAAACCCAGGCCATGAGTTCAGCGCCGGGCGCGTGGCGTATCTTTTTGACGGTCAGCACCTGTGGTATGCGCTGCCATCAGGGCGCGTGCTATGCTACCCCTACGCTCGGCTGGAAAGCGACGGCGTGACTTACGCCAAAGCAAGCTGGAAGCCAGCAGCCGACGCTACAGAATGGCCCCGCGCCCGCCTCTGGAAGGGCC